ATCCGTCAAACTTGAATGCCTGATGTGAACCTTGCCTCCTACTTTTACATCAAGAGCCGTTGTTTGAGTCCATTTTAATCTTCCTGAGTTTGGACTTACATCTTCAAAAGTAAGGTTCGTAACGTCTTCAGGTGCTGCTGTTTTTCCTAATAAGTCAAAGGTATTAGTTGCAAAAGGACTAGAAAAACCTAAGTGATTTGTTGCTTGAATTTCTGTTTTTAATGTCCCTACTCTTAAACCTTCAATACGAAGAGAAGCAGAAGTTGTTGTCGTAGAAATCCAGTTATTATTATTTAACTGATAATTAACTTTATATACAGTCGTTCCAGCAGAAGCAGACCAATCTAATTCGAAGGCTGTTTTTATACTTTGACCATCTTGATATAAATGTTCGACCCCACTTACATTTTCAACAGCAGAAGGAACCGCACTTAAATTACTAATATCAGGAACAGATAAGGCTTGATCTCGATCTACTGCATCATAAATACTACTGTTATAAACAAGTGCTGTTACTGAATAAATTTCTTTGTCTGATTCTGATACCTGTAAAACTCTGAATTGTTGATATTTTATATCATCTGTTTCTATCATCCAAACTCCTTGAACTTGAGGCGTTTCTGATAATGCACTTGTAAGAGTTATTTGTGTCCCACTAATAGATTGAACATCTTTTTTCTCTATTAATCCAGAAGGTAAAAGGACAGAACAAACAGGATTATTTGCTAAATCAATTGAGCCAAAATCTGTATCACTATCAGCATTGAAAACACTTGTCGAAGTAACAGATGAAATTCTACCGCCTCTTCTTTTCCCGCTTTTAACAGGGTCAGCAATATCAATAACCATTCCCGGTGACAAAGCAATACCGCTATCTATTGCAACGCCAAAAGTAACTGTTTCCGTTAAATTCTGTTCACTAAGTAATAACCATTCTCCGAATCTATGTGCTTGACCTTGTGAGTAACAACCAACGGCCTTTGTCGTTTTGTTTATAATTCCATATCGACTAATGCCATCAGCATCTTCTACATATTCATGTTGCACTTCTCCTAATAAATCGTAATCCTGCCACGCAACTGTCGCTGTTGTATGTCTTGATTTTTGTGAAGATCCACTATAGGTGAACATTCCATCAACCACATTAGAAGGATTAAGAAGATATTGACTATCAGAAGGGCTGTCTTGATTAAGAACTAATGATCCGGCTCCGTAATAACTAATACCTCTGAACGCAGAAGCAAGATCATTGATTGCATCAAATACTTCTAACCTTGAAGGCATATATAAATTTAAAGAAAATCGTGCTTCATTCCCTCCCTTTCCATCAGGGACAAGCTCATTACAATATTTTGAAACTGTATAAAAATCCCATTTATCTAAGGAAGATTCAGGAATGGCAACCCCGTATCTTGTATTTGTCATCAAATCCCATAACGCCCACGCAGGATCAGCACACCAAGTCGCAGAAGAAAAAGAACCGTTCCATATCCCAGAGTAAGTTAATCTTCCTGTATTCGAATCAACGGATGCATTAGACGGTATAGATATTTTTAAGCCTTTTACTAAATATCTTCTTTGAGGAATCCCGTTAAAATTTCTAGAATCAAACCTTAAATAACATAATGCAGAATTTGGGTATCTGAATTTCTCATCAATGATTTCTGTATAACTCGCCCATCTGGTAGTCGTTTGATTTTTAGTAGTTTGATTATCTGCTGTGACTCTTAAAACTTTAATATCAACAGGAAAAGCACCATTCAAAGTGATCATGTAATCACGTGAATAAGCGTTGCTACTTTTACCACTAAAATGACATTCCTTGACAGTATTATATCCACCTCCATTGTATTGAAGTTGGATTCTTAAATGAACAGAATTACCAACAATATCACCGTCGTCTTCTACTTTCTGTAAACTTGGAAGTGCCAATGTTACTCTTACTCTATCTGTTGTTGAATCTGTTAGTTGTCTTATTCGTGGAGTTGAATTTAACACATCAAGATTCACTGATGTTTCTCTTTGACTTCCTATTGATCGACTAATGTAACTTTGATTTTGTGTACCTGTTTTTGTCGTAACAGAATAGCCTTCAAAATTAGAACTACCATCGCCACTTTTAATAGGTGTCCCATCTAAATAGATTCCTTTTTCTGTATCAATAATTCCTTCAATTGGCCCTTCAGAGATCAGATCAATAACTTCTACTCGTTGAAAACTTTGAAGAGTATCATCTGCTTCTGTTGGAGTATGACTACCTCCTCCTCCCTTCTTGCCTCCACCAGAACCACGAATCCCTGATCCAAGTCCTGCATTATGAACTCTAATATTTTCGGCAATAAACGTATGTTGATTTTCAACTGTTAAGTTATAAACAGTATCAACTCCTATCTTTTCTTTTTCTATTAATGGAACTAAATGATTATTTTGATTAACTACACAATCATCTTCTTTAAGAGTTCCAACCCCCACAAAAGCATTAAATTGATTTAAAACCCAATGATTAGGAGTAGCGATAAAAGATTCACCACCCCAAAACTTAAATAACCAAATTTCTTCTTCTTCATGTCGATGTACTTTTAAGACCTTTGCTTCATGTATTTTCCCTTGATCGTCAAAACTTAGAACAATATCACCTTCTACAATTGAATTAATTTTCTTATAGCCATCAGGAACTGATACACGAGTAGTACCAACAAAACCCCCTCCTCCTGAGCCAGCAATATTTTGTTTAGTTGTTGAATTAGTCATGCGTCAAAGGTATCTAATCCTGCGCTTAGAACAGCACTTCCAACAAAACATTTTCCATAAATAATTGGAATTGGCCCTCCTTGTTGGGTCGTCTGCTGTATTCCGCTAAACGAAAAACTCTGTAGTTTATTTGCTTCAGGTGGAGCTTTTGGAACAGGAGTAAGTAATTGAGATATTCCTCCCAGAACAAGTCCAGCACCTATGTAAACAGCAGCTTTAGCAAAGAAACCACCTGAGATTCCTGTAAAAACAGCAGGAGTAACACCAGGAACAGCAGCCGTCCAAGCTAAACTTGCTCCCATTGTGGTAAACGCCAATCCAATCATTACAGCTCCTAACGCTATCCGCCCCCAACCTCCTCCTGCTCCAACAAGGACAGGTGTAATGTGAAATACTTCCTTTTCGCTCCAAGGATATAGAAGATTTTCAAAATTATGTTTCCCTTCCTCGTCTTCTCCTATTTCAGTCTCTCCTAATAAAACCTTATAAGCAATTCCATCCTCTCCACTATCAACAAACCATTTATCAAGACCTGGAAAATTTGAACATAAAGCTCTTATTGCTTCAGCCGCATTGAAAACATCAAGCTCGAAGGTTCCTTGCCCTCCTAATCTTTCTTTTAAAGCCCCATAGACCTTAACGACTTTCATGTCTTAATACCGTTGCCGTCATCTTATGATAATAGCCTCCCCACTTATAAACATCACGACTTGATAAACGATTATGCACGTGATGAAGAATTACATTTTTATCAAGATAAATTGCAGCATGATTAGGAACCTTGCTATCTATATTCATTAAAATCATGTCACCATATTGAATTTCCTCTAATTTGATTTCCTTCATCCCTTCTTTTTTAAAATTATCAGCATATAAATTTTCCCCTTTGTGCCACCACTCATCTTGTCTGTTGTACTCCCGAAATTTGATACCTAATTCTCTTTCATACCAATCCTTACAAAGCGTATAACAATCAACAATCCCATGCGCCCATTGACGACCCACATAAGGAAGTTTGAATCCTGATGGTTCGTAATATGCCCACTTTTCAGTATTGGGATTAACAATGAACCAAGGTAAATTACTCCTTTCGCAAGCAACTTTATCTGCCTCACTAGGATTCGGATTTGTTTTTGGGTGGGAATGAATAACAGCTACAATCTCCCCTTGTTGTTCACATTTTAAATAATCAGCAGGGTCTAAAGAAAAATGCAATTCAGGTTCTTCTGCTTGATTCTTACAACGAAAATATCTTTCTCTGCCTTTTACAATATGAACAAGACCAACACTTTCGCTAGGAGCTTCTTCCTTTGCATGAACTAATGCTTTAGCTTTTATTTCTTCA